AACATAATCTGAGGGCTGCTTATCTAGTTCACGATGAAATGGTCGTTGATTGTAATAGAGATCAGTATGAAGAAATAAAAAATATAAAAGAGTTATCAGATCCTGTTACAAAATTATCTGTGCCTGTGGAAATTAAAGTAGTAAGCACATAATTATCTAGATGAAGAATAAACGTCTAAAGGAGTACTACGGAACTCAGCGGCCTTCTTTCGCCGGAGGCGCCGGGAGAAACGCTTATGCCGGCGCTGATCTTGGTGTCCACGGTAAAGGAAGTTTAGGTACACGAGGCGCAGATTCTAATTTTTCGAGGATTATGATGCAAAGAACAGTACCGGTTGATGAAGCTGAAGATAATGAAGAAATAGAAATAGATGAGGATGTTGTAGTTGAAAATTCAAAATATTCTCTTTTAGAAGTCACAACCGATATTCTTTCAGAAGAAACCGATCCTCTTGATGACATTCTTAGTGATCCTACGGAAGTATCGAAGCTAAAAAGGTCCCTTGGTGATTTGATTTACGAGGAGGGGATTGAATTTGTATTCAGAGACTTAGCTTCTATAACAGTAGGCGGCGATGAACTTTTTGGTGTTATTAGAATTATATTCAACATTTTTGTACAAATTAGAGGCTCAAACAACGAAGTAGAGCGACAGCAAGAAATCATTGAAGAGTACTTAAGGCTTCTTGAAGAAAACCCTGATACAGTTCAGCAACAGAAAGATAGACACTTGCGTGCAATGCAAGATCACATAGCAAAAATTCAAGAAATTCAAGAAGATCTCGGACGCGACTTGACTGACTTAGCCCAGGGTGTTATTGCTTTAATTCCAGATGACGTTGGTGGGCCTATCGCAATAATTGAGTCAGCACTTGGAAAAGCTGCTGAAACTTTGCCAGAAATTTTCGAGAGTCTAGAGATATCAGAATTATCAGAACTAGAAGTAGCAATCAAACAAGCACCAGAATTTTCTGGATTACGCTATCTCATAACGTTCTTGACTGGATTCAAATTCTTGGCAAATTTTGCGCCTTTAGCAATGGGACTCCCGGGAATTCCTGTAGTAATACTAAGCCTTCTAAACGTTAACTTTTTCAACCCAGTAAAGATTGTTACTATGGGCGTTCAAAACATGTTTGTCATTAGTATGCTACAAAATAGACTTCTGATTGCGCACAAAATGTTGAAAGATGACGATTTTAGATTGCAAGATCCAGATACGCCAGAGCCTTCTTTTGATAGAGAATTTTCTGATGACAACAGAGAGTACGACTCTGAGATACTCAGAAGACTTTTCATCACAAAGCCGGGAGATCCTAAAGGATTTTTTGAAGAAAGTTTAGAAAAAAGAACACTTTCTTATCTTCTAGAAGAAAAAGAAGATGATGAGGTCAACGAGGATGAAGAAGAAGTGAATGAATTCTCAGGCGCCGGCGCAATTGGTATTGGAACTCTACCCTTGGGAATGTCCACAAAGAGTGATTCAGGAGCTCATAGTAGTCACTCTGGAGGCAAGGCTTACCCTTACGGCAAAAAGTCTCAAAGAAAGCACAAGCAATACGCTAGAAAAACTTTTGGTGGCAAATAAATTTGTAAACATCTTCTCCTACGTGTATAATGGTTAAGCAATTAAACATTGCAAGCTAAACATTGCACATTAATAAAAAGGAGAAAAACAATGGCAATTGATTTTGATGCTATCAAGCGTAAACTAGAGCGCCTAAGCGGCGCAAACAAGAACAGGACTAGCACTTGGAAACCCACTGAGGGTGAAGAACACACTGTTCGGCTTATCTCGTTTCCTGACAATGACGGTCAACCTTTCAAGGAAGTACAGTGGTACTATAATATTCCTGGAGCACGTGGTATTGTAGCACCGTACCAGTTTGGTAAAAAAGATCCAGTCCAAGAGCTTATTGGAAAGCTTAGAGAAGAGGGTTCTAAAGAGTCTTACGAGATGGCAAAGAAACTCTATCCAAATATGAGAACTTATGCTGCTGTTGTTGTTCGAGGTCAAGAAGATGAAGGAGTGAAGATCTGGGGATTTGGAAAGACTGTATATCAAAAGCTTCTTTCTATCATGCTTGACGAAGATTATGGTGATATTACTGATCCACTTGAAGGACGTGACATTAAAGTTGTCTGCACAAAGCCGCCTGGTAAGAAGTATGCTATGACTGATGTAATGCCTCGTGGAAAGTCGACCAAACTTGCATCAAGTGCGAAGCAGTCTAAAGAGTGGCTTGAAAACATTCCTAGTGTAGAAGACCTTTACACGCTTAAGTCTTATGACGAGATCTCTACAGTTCTTGAAAATTGGATCAACGGCGACGACGCTACTGTGTCTAATGAAGGAACTGAGCATCCGACAAATACTAGCACAGGCGATAGCAACGCTACAAGTAGCAATAGCACTACTAAGTCTGACTATGGCAGCCTAGACGATGCTTTTGCTGATCTAATGGAATAATCTTTAGACGGACCCGGGTCAATTATTTTGACCCGGGATTTTTTTATGATATACAGATACCTTGTAACGCAGCCTTGTCTAAACTCTCACGGGACTCTCCACGGGGGTATACTTATGAAGTGGGTAGATGAAGCTGCAGGTATGGAAGCAAAGATAAAAACTTCCAAAGTATGCGCCACCAGGCACATCAGCGGAATAGACTTTAAATCAACAGCAAGATTAGGAGATATTGTAGAAATAACAACAAATCTAGTTAAGACTGGAAATACTAGTTTGACTTATTCTGTAGTTGTAAGAAATGCCTTTGGTGGTGTAATAGCTACTTTTGAAAATTTAGTTTTTGTAGCAGTTGATGAAAATCACAATCCAGTCAGCATTTAGGTGTAAAAGTTTTTTGTTGACTGTATATTTGAACAAAAGGAGGATAGATGAAAAAAGAAGACTTCACGTCAGACTTGATTAAGTCTTTAAATAAAGAACAAGGGTCAAGAGTAGCATATAATCTCTCTGTTGATGAGAGTCCTACGCACGTAAAAAGATGGATTAGTACTGGATCAAAGCAGCTTGACTGGGTTTGCGCTAACAAACCCGACGGAGGTCTACCAGAAGGGCGTATTGTCGAAATCTTTGGACCACCAAGTATTGGAAAGTCACACATTGCAACACAGATTGCAAGAAGTACTCAGGCGATGGGAGGAATAGTTGTGTACATAGATACAGAAAATGCAACTTCAGTTGAAAATTTACAAATGTTAGGCGTTGATGTATCTAAAAGATTTGTTTATGTTGATACTCACTGTACTGAAGAAGTTCTTTCAATTGCTGAAAAGACAATTTTAAAAGCAAAAGCGCTTGATAAGGATGTGCCTGTTACAGTCATCTGGGATTCTGTTGCTGCTTCTTCTCCCAAAGCAGAGTTAATGGGTGATTATGACAAAGAAAGCATCGGTCTCCAAGAAAGAGCAATTTCAAAAGGTATGAGAAAGATTACAGGCGTAATTGGACAAACAAATAGTTTGTTTGTTATTCTCAATCAGATAAGAACTAAAATTGGCGTAATGTATGGAGATCCAGATACAACACCCGGAGGCAAAGCAATTCCTTTTCATTCTTCTACTAGAATTAAACTCGGTGCTGGTCAGCCTATCAAAGATGGAGATGATGTAATTGGTATTAACGTTTGGGCAAAGACTGTCAAAAACAAAGTTGCGCCTCCTTTTAGAAAAGTTCATTTTCAAATTCATTTTGGAAAAGGCATTGTAGAACATGAAGAGTTGTTTGACCTTCTTAGAAAACACTGCAAAGACAATGATGTCATAGAAGACAATATTATGTACAAGATTGAAGGTGGCGGAGCTTGGAAAACTATCAGTATGACTAATACATCTACAGGCGAAGTTATTGCTGAGAAAAAGTTTTATAAGGCAAATTTTGATGACATCGTAAAAAATGAAGAGTGGTCAAGTGCTGTCGACATTTTAACAGCTGCAGCAATGTTTAAAAAGCTTGGTTCCATTGATGGAGTTGATATTGATTCAAACTCATACGAGGAAGTCAAATCTCTCGCTGATGAGCTAGATATGGACTTTGATGTAGATGTAT